CTTTGTATATTTTGTTGGCAAACTAATTATACACCAAAGTGTCCTGTACGATATTTTTTTTTCTTAAAAAGTTGTAAAGTCGTGTTATCAGACTGTTCATACTGTAAATGCGAAAGATTACACAAAGGAGCAGCTGGATGTATGGGCCACAGGGTGTGTGGATTTGGAAAAATGGGTTAAATCTTTTTCTGAACATTATACGGTTGTGGCTGTGGAGAATGGTGTGATAGCCGGATTCGGAGATATAGATGAATCAGGGTATCTTGACAGGTTATATGTTCACAAAGACTATCAGAATCAAGGGATTGCCACTGCTATTTGTGATGAATTGGAACAAAACGTTCGGGCAGATAAGATAACTACGCACGCTTCGGTTACGGCGAAGCCATTCTTTGAACACAGGGGTTACAAAGTGGTCAGGGAGCAGCAGGTAATAAGGGGTGGGATTCCTTTGACTAATTTTGTTATGGAGAAGTAACTGCGTTTTTTAGTATATTCATATTGGTTTTTGTACAGGGCATCGGCCAGAAAACGGCGGGTGCTTTTTGTGTGTCCGAAAACGGCGGGAGGTGGTGCTTTTGTATCCGGTGAGTGAGGCGTTCCTGCAGACGGTGCAGGAGAACACCCGGAGGTTTTTCTGGACCGGGCGGATTACCACGAAAGCCGGGGTGGTCCATGAGTTTGGGAATGAAGATATCGTGAAAGGCTCCGGCTACATCACAGGCCAGTGCTGCGGCAGTACAGAGATTGAGATTGGCACGGTGTATGCGGCGGAGATGGGGATTACGCTGTTTTCGGAGATTGACCGTTATACGCTGGAGGATGCGAAGGCGGAGCTGTTCTACCATCTGCGGCTTGGGAACGGGAGTTTTGAGGAAGTCCCTATGGGGATTTTTGAGGTGAGCGAGGCGAATCGGACGTTGCACTGTCTGGAGATAAAGGCTTATGATTACATGCTGCGGTTTGAACGGAATTTCAATGGATTTGAGACAGTGGGGAATGCTTATGATTTCCTTGCTTTGTGCTGTAAGGCCTGTGGTGTAGAACTTGCCCATACCCAGGTGGAGATTGAGACGATGCCAAACGGTGCGGAACTGCTGTCGGTGTATACGGAGAATGATATTGAGACGTACCGGGATGTGCTGTTCTATGTGGGACAGGTGCTGGGCGGGTTTTTCTGTATCAACCGGGAAGGAAAGCTGGAACTGCGGAAGTACGGGAATGTGCCTGTGATGACGGTGTCCCACAGGCAGCGGTTTTCCAGCAGCTTTTCGGATTTTATTACCCGGTATACGGCAATCAGTTCTACAAATGTCAAGACGCAGACAGCAGAGTATTATGCGTTGGAAACAGATGACGGGCTGACCGTGAACCTGGGCGTAAATCCGCTTTTGCAGTTTGGTTTGGAGGAGACAAGGAAGGCGCTGCTGGAAAATATCCTGTCTGATTTATCAGTGATCTGTTATGTTCCGTTTGATTCGGATACCATCGGGAATCCGGCTCTGGATTTGGGGGATGTGATGGTGTTCTCCGGCGGTCATGCGGATGAAACGCAGTTAGCCTGTGTGACTGGATATCAGATTAAGATTAATGGGAAGCATTCTTTGAAATGTGTGGGGAAGAATCCCAGGCTGGCACAGGCCAAATCGAAGAATGACAAGAACCTCTCCGGCTTGCTGAACCAGATTGAAGCGGGGAAGATAGGGATTCATACGTTTACTAATGCATCAGCCTATACAGTGAATGAGACGGATGTGAAGATTATCAGCATTGAGTTTGCGGCGGCAGAGGAGACGCATGTACAGTTTTTTGCGATTGTGCTGGTGGATGTGTCGGCAAATGCGGCGGTACAGGCAGGAGCAGCGAAGGGAACGGTTGTTGTCCCGGTTCCGTCTGTGGCTGAGGATGGGACGGAAACTACGGTAAATGTCAGTGTGGAAGCGGAACTGCCAGTCACGGTTCCTGCGGATGGGAGGGTCGTAGCGCGTGTAAGGTATGTGTTCAATGACGAAGAGATTTTGACCCATTATCCGGCGGAAACTTGGGGGAGCGGGAAGCATGTGCTACCTTTGTATTATCCCATTGAGGAACTGATTCCCAACTTTACGAACACGTTTCAGGTATTCCTTCGCTTGGAGGGCGGCAGCGGACAGATTGATACCGGGGGATGCATTGCCTCCATCAGCGGGCAGGGCATGGCGGCGGCTCCGGCATGGGATGGGAAGATTGTATTGGAGGAAACGGTCTCTGTGTTCCGGGTTGGCGCAGGATTGGGTGTCAGAGGGTTTGCGGAGACAGTTGGAATTGAAACCATGGAGCTTGTACAGAGGCAGATGGCAGACAGCATGGGGCGGATTCCAGTAGGCGCGTTTGGATGTCCGGTAGATTTGAGTTGAGGAGGGCGTTATGAGACTGACGGGAACGATGAGGATTGAACTGACGGATGTGAATACCGGGGAGGTCACAGCCGTAACGGAGGAAAATATGGTGACGGATGCGGTGAACCATATCCTGGGGCTGAACCCCATGGGAGTGTTTTATGAAATCGGGGAGAGTATTGACGGGATGAAATGGCAGGAGGCATTACTTCCGGTCTGCCCTAACATGATTGGGGGGATTCTGCTGTTTTCCAAGGTACTGGAAGAACGGGCGGACAATATATATTCCCTGTCGGATAACCTGCCAGTAGCTTATGCGTCCAATAATGTGAATTCCACGGCGAATGTGGCAAGGGGGAGCATGAACCTGACGGAGAGCAAGAAGCTGGACAATGGATACAAGTTTGTGTGGGAGTTTACACCGAGCCAGGGAAACGGGACCATTGCGGCGGCCGCCCTGACCAGCGCCCAGGGCGGGGCGAATGCTTATGGGAGTCTGGTGAATGACAGCTCAACCTTCCTGCAGATTAAAAGCATTAAGCTGGACGGGATGGCTATGGCGCGGGAGCTAGTGCTGTTTGAGACAGTGGAGGTGGATTTTGAAAGGAACCTGCTGTATTCCATCACGTATCAGGATACGGGGGTGCGTATACGGAAGGTGCATATCCCGATTTTTACGGTGGGGCTGAATGAGAAGCTGGATGACTCTTCCTTTACAGTGGTGGATGACCAGGTGGTTCAGACTTCCACGTTCCGGTTTCTTGGGGATTACACGCTGTACGGAGAATTCCTGGACGGCGGGGACGGGTACTGGTACGGGTTTTCCAATGAGGGGAATTCTTCCGGCAGTGCTACTATGGTGTGGGTGAAGATTAAGAAGGATGATTATTCCATGACAGAGGGGGAGTGGACGCTGTCCAATGCGAAGCTGATGGACGTGGGGCGGCGGGAGGAAGACAGTTCTTTCCCGGAGCGGTATCTGCAGTGCTGCATTCGGAGCGGATACCTGTATGTGATGGCGAATAACAAGAAGGGGATTTATAAAATTAACCTTTCTAATTCTTCAGACGTGACGCTGATTAATCTGGGGTTTACTTCCAAATGGAAGCCGCTGTGCGAGACAGGGACCTGCGAGGTGTATATGACGCTGGTTGGGGATTTGATTATCGGAGGGGATTTCCAGGTTACGGTGGAGGACAAGGTAATACGCACCCAGGGGAGTTTCAGGCTGAATGATGCGGCAACGCCGCTGTTCCAGTATAAGAATTTCTTTTGGGGTGGGGAGGGAGTTATGGGAGCGAGTACCGGACTATGTACCTACTGACACCTTATCTGGCAACTATTAACAACCTGTCATCGGCGGTGGTGAAGACAGTGGACAAGACGATGAAGATTACCTATACACTGACGGAGGAGGCCGTGCCGTAAGGGTGGCAGAGAAAAGGAAAACTTATGGAATCAGGAGCAGGCGGCAGTCCAAAACGGGCTGCTGTTTTTGTGCGGAAAAACAAGGAGGGTTTTGAGATGAGAGATGTAACAGGCACGATGCAGTATGTATTTGCCGCTATGGGCGGAGCTTTGGGAGCAGTCATGGGAGGCTTTGATGGGTTTTTGTATGCGCTGGTTGTTTTTGTGTCAGTGGATTATGTGACCGGGGTGATGGTTGGGATTCTGAATAAGGAGCTTTCCAGCCAGGTTGGGTTCAGGGGGATTTTTAAGAAAGTGGTCATTTTTTCTCTGGTTGCTGTGGCGCATATCATTGATACCCATGTGATCAGAAACGGGAGCGTGCTACGGACGGCGGTGATTTTTTTCTACCTGTCCAATGAGGGGATTTCCATTCTGGAGAATGCGGTGAAGATTGGGCTGCCGATTCCGGAGAAGCTGAAAAGTGTGCTGGAGCAGTTGAAGGAGGGGAATGGACATGAAGGTAAATAAGAATTATGTTTCTGATAATAACACGTATGAGAGTAACAATCCGCAGTATATCGTGGTGCATAATACGGATAATTTTGCGGCGGGGGCGGATGCCAGCGCCCATGCAAGGGCGCAGTATAACGGGAATTTAAGCACGTCTGTCCATTATTACACGGATGATAAAGACACGGTGTATCAGGCGGCTCCCCATGGACGGGGATGCTGGCATGTGGGAGTGGATTATGGCGGACGGCTGTTTGGGACGGTGAATAATAAAAACAGTATCGGCGTGGAGATGTGTGTCCAGGCAGGATATGATTTTGGCCGGGCTTTTGCCAATACGGTGGAGTTTGTCCGTCAACTGATGGCGGAGACAGGGATTCCTCCGGAACGGGTGGTGCAGCATTATGATGTGTGTGCGAAGAACTGTCCTTCCCAAATCCGGGCGAAGGGGATGTGGGAGGAGTTTAAGCGACAGGTTGGGAGCGGCGGCTCCGGGCAGTCAGAAGATGTTTCTTCCTATACAAAGATTATGGGGAAGACCATGGCCACGGCGGAGCAGATGCGGGAGTATATCAAAGCGAAGAATCCACAAGCGGCGCAGTCAGTACTGGATATGATTCCAATGTATTTGTCGGAAGGGGAGGCAGAAGGCGTGAGAGGGGATATTGCTTTTGCGCAGTCCTGCTTGGAGACAGGGAACTTTGGGTTTTCCGGTTCGGCGGTGACGCTGGAGCAGAATAATTTCTGCGGGATGGGTGTGACTTCCAATGGAAAGAAAGGGAATTCTTTTGAGACGCCGCAGATGGGAATCAGGGCACAGGTGCAGCATTTGAAAGCTTATGCCAGTACGCAGGAATTGTTGAACCCGAAGGTTGACCCAAGATTTCGATATGTCACAAGAGGTTGTGCGCCTTATGTGGAATGGCTGGGAATTCCGGAGAATCCGCAGGGAAAGGGCTGGGCTGCCGGTGCTGGGTATGGCGGGAAGATTCTGGCTATTTTGAAGGGAATCGTTGGAGACAGTGGGGATGCAGGAGACGGTATGGAGGGTTCAGGGAATCCGGACCAGCCAATCAAGCCTTTGTCCGGTTTTGTGAAGGTGTTTTATAAAGGGAAGGATGGAGTGAATGTGCGGAAAGCGCCGTGTATGGGGGATAACGTGGACCAGGTGGTATTTGACGGCGTGTATACGGTGGTGGGTGTCAGTGCGGATGGGCTGTGGTATAAGCTGAAATCCGGGCTGTTTTTGACTTCGGATAAGCGGTATGTGCATTTTATGGAGAAGCTACCGGAGGCATCTTCCTATATGGTGAAAGTGAATATCCCTGATCTGAATATCCGAAAGGGACCGGGGACTGACCATGCGAGGACGGGGAGATTTACCGGAGTAGGGGTGTTTACCGTTGTGGAGGAGGCGGACGGAGCAGGGGCTTCTAAGTGGGGGCTGTTGAAATCTTACCAGAAGAAGAGAGACGGGTGGATTTCACTGGATTATGTGACGAGGATATAGAGATTTGCCCGGTGGGGGAACCTGCCGGGTTCTTCTTTTTGACCTTCTGAAATAAGTTTCCGCAGACCAAAAGAAAAGACGTGGAAACCGCCTATCTGCTTGACTTATAGGGCGTTCAGAGTGATTAATAGACTACGCTTATTGAGCTTGCTCAATAGGAAACCAAAAACGAAAGGAGTGGGATGCCGGATGAAGCTGCAGGTGGCATATTATTACAGAACCACACACCGGGATCATGGATATGAAAAATACGTGGAACCGGGGAGAGAAGCATTCCGCAGGCGCTTTGGCAAGCGGACGGTGGAAGAACATTTCTTTTGGGATGAAGCGTCTGGCGTAGACGCAAACCGGAAAGCGTTCAGGCAGTTGATTGCAGAAATCCAGGCCGGGCATGTCCGGGTGGTAGTCACAAGGGACGTCACTATGATTGCCCGTGACTGGCGGCAGTTCTTTGAATTTATGGAAGCCTGCGATAAAGCAGGGGTGCCAGTGATATGTATCAATGAGGACGGAGACGCAGGAAAGCAGTATGAATGTGTGAAGCGGTTTGTAAAAGAATACTTCGGAAGGGAGAAGGTTTTATGAGGATACGGATGTTGGAGCCGGTACAGAATAAAATACCGAAAAAGAAACGTGTCTGTGCTTATGCCAGGGTTTCCACGGATTCCAGGAAACAGGGTGAATCCCTGGAAAACCAGATATCCTCTTATGAACGTTCCCTGAAAGCCAATCCGGAATATGAGTTTATCGGCGTATTTGCAGACCAGGGAATTTCCGGTTTCAGCAGGAATCGTCCGGAATTCCAGCGGATGGTACAGATGGCGAGGGACGGCCAGATAGATTTAATCATCACAAAGTCCATTTCCCGGTTTGCCAGGAACACGGCAGTTCTCCTGGAAACGGTAAGGGAGCTGCGGCTGATTGGGGCTGCTGTTTATTTTGAAGAACAGAATATCAACACATTATCCGGGGACGGTGAGGTCATGCTCACTGTCCTCGCTTCTTTTGCCGAGGAAGAAAGCAGGAATGTGTCGGAGAACCGGAAATGGTCTATCCGCAAGAAGTTTGAGCGTGGGGAGTACATGATTAACACGGAGCGGTTCATGGGCTATGACAAGGATGAATTTGGGGAGCTGGTCATCAATCCCAAAGAGGCAATGGCAGTCAGGTTCTTTGCGGATATGTACCTTTTGGGGGTAGGTTCCAGCCGTCTGGGGCAGTTGGCAGATTTTCTGGGAATCCCGTCTGTGACAGGAGGGAAGTGGACTGGCGGTTCATTTATGGGTATGTTCAAAAATGAGAAATACAAAGGGGATTTCCATTTGCAGAAATATTACACACCGGAGGATAAGAGGAACCAGACGGTACGGAATCATGGGGAAGTACAGAGTTATTACATGGAGGACAGCCATCCGGCGATTTTGAGCACGGAGGTTTGGAATGCCCTGCAGGAAAAGATAGAAGAAAATAAACGGGGCAGGAACATTGCCCAGAGTGACACACAAAAGTACCAAAACAGATATCCATTGACGGGGATGCTTTATTGTCCGCATTGCGGAAAAACACTCCGGCGCAGGATTGGGTACAGAAAGAAGGTAGAGTGGCTTTGCTCCACTTATATTGAAGAAGGAAAGCAAGCCTGTCCGGGTGTGCGGATTTCGGATGAATCGGCAGTCCGGGATATTATAGAACCAACGGTGGCAGAGGAGGTTTACAGGAATGGCAAGAAACATTACCGTTATACCAGCAATGCAGAATTTGACAGCAGGGGAAGGGAATGCCGTGCAGAGGAAGAAACTGCGGGTGGCGGCGTATTGCCGGGTGAGTACCGATCAAGAAGAACAGCTATTAAGCTATGAAAACCAGGTGCGGTTTTATACGGAAAGCATCAACAGCAATCCGGAATATGAGTGTGCTGGAATATATGCGGATGAAGGCATTTCAGGTACGAATACCAAGAAAAGGGATGAATTTAACCGGATGATTCTGGACTGCCGGGCGGGAAAGATTGACCGGATTATCACGAAGTCTATCTCCCGGTTTGCAAGAAATACGCTGGACTGCCTGAATTATGTGCGGGAACTGAAGGGGCTTGGCATAGGGGTGACATTTGAAAAGGAGGCAATAGACACCTTGGATGCCAAAGGGGAAGTGCTGCTGACAATCCTTTCTTCTCTGGCACAGGACGAGAGCCGGAATATTTCAGAGAACAGCACATGGGGTATCCGCAAGAGGTTTGAGATTGGGCAGCATAAGATGAGCACCAAGCGGTTCCTTGGTTATGATGCGGATGAAAACGGAAAGCTGGTTGTGAATAAACAGCAGGCGAAAATTGTGAAACGGATTTTTATGGAGTTCCTTTGGGGGAAGACCACTGATTATATGAAGCGTATTTTTGAGAGGGAAGGTGTGATGAATTGGGATGGCGGGACGAAATGGCAGTCTACGACCATTGGCAGTATGCTGGAGAATGAAAAATATAAAGGGGATACGCTTCTGCAGAAAAGTTACACTGTGGACTTCCTGACGAACTAAAGTGGCCCATCTTGTCAAGACAATTTTTAAGCAAGTTTATCGTTAGGTGGTAAACGTATGTTCCTGGAAATATCTGGAACAGTCCATGTCTTTTCTTTCCTTGATGACACAGGACTTGAGGGTGGGACGCGTGTCAAGGGCCTGCCACGCAGTGGTGCTTTGCACCCTTGATACGTGGCACAACCTCAAGTAAAATTCTGGAAGGAAAGGAATCTATTTACTACCATAATAAAGGCTGGCCGGGGTACGGTAGCCAAGGCTTTGATGGAGCCTTTCATTGTTATAGTATTCCAGATACTGGTATATCCCCTTCCTTGCCTCCCGTGGATATTGGTAATCCTTCAAGTAGATGTCCTCATATTTCAGACTCCTCCAGAAACGCTCAATAAAGATGTTGTCATAGGCCCGGCCACGGTGGTCCATACTGATCAGACAGCCGGTCTCCTGGAATAAACGGGTGTATTTCGGGCTTGTGAAGTGGCTTCCCTGATCGCTGTTCATAATGACGGGCTGGGAGCGCTCAAGCGCCCTGCGGCACGCGTCCAGCACAAACGGGATTTCCAATGTATCATTGATTTCCCAGGCCAGCACATACCGGGAATACCAGTCAATAATCGCCGTCAGGTACAGCCAGCTTTTCTGAATGGGGATATACGTAATATCAATGCTCCAGACATGGTCCGGATAGGCGGCTGAAACGTCCTTTAAAAGGTACGGATAAACTTTATGGGACGGGTCCCTGCGGCTGGTACTCTGCCGGGGGTAAATGGCCTGTATGCCCATTTCCTGCATCCGGGCCAGTACGGTCTTGCGTTCCACCTGGAACCCATAATAGGTGCCCAGCCAGGCCGCGATCCGGCGGTGCCCAAACTCCGGATGCTTGGTATAAGTAATATCAATCAGCCGGTTCAGCTGCATGTCCCACTCAGAAATGGGACGGCTCCTGTAGTACAGGGAAGAACGGTTCAGAGAAAGCATCTGAGCCTGTACAGAAACAGGAAAGACGGGATGGTCCCAGTCGACCATGGAGACCCGTTCAGAACGATGGAAACGAGATTCCAGATTTTTTTTTCATCCACTCGTACTGAGCGGTCAGCCTGCCAATCTGTTTGTAGAGTTCCTCAATCTGAGCTTCATACTCCTTGGATTGTCTGCGCATTTTAGCATTTTCATTTTCGAAAAGCAAGTGGAAATTACTGGTTGCATCGGACTTCCATCGGGTAAGCATGTTGGGATGGACATTGTTGTCGGAAGCGATTTCGTTTAATAACCGCTCA